ATCTCAGTGACCGCGCAGCCCTCGGGCCGCTCCCACAGCCTGTAGCGCCCCGTCAGAACGCCCGCCGCGATGTCGTCAAACGTGTGCGCGTCATCCCCATAGGCCAAAGCCGCTTCGATCCAGCCCCGGCACCGTGTCAGCTTGTCAAACAGCACTGGCAGACAAGGCCCCCGCGTTGCTCACCACGACCTCGTAGCGCGTCCCGTTCGGGCTGGTCAGGATCAGCCGCCCCGGCGAAATATCAACGTCGCGCCCGCGCTTGTGGTTCTCCCGGTCCGCCGCCTCGATAGCCCGGCGCATGTCGGCCTCTTGCATGACGCTCAACGCGCCGAATGGTTGTGGTAGCTTCACCGCAGCCCCCGCATTGCGACCCGCGCGCGTGGAACGCCCCAACGCCAATCCGCCAACTCCGCACCGTCGATTCTGATTCTGATCTGACGCGCTGTAATCCGCACGTCCGTAGGCCCGTCCATCGTATATGGCCCGAATGTCCGCTCGTCGCTGTTGGCATAGCCGCGCGCCTTGAACGTCGCCGTGACTTGCCCCCGTGTCTTTTCATCCGGCAGTAGGCTGGTCATCGTCAGGCTTGTCTCGCCATCGCCCAGCATGAACGGCCCAGACTCCGCAAACGGCATCGCGCCGTCATAGTTTGCGCCTGTCTCGTGGTCGTAAATCGTGCCGACCGTATCGGTCCAGATCGGTGTGCGAAACACGCCCCGGTCAACGCCAGTCGTCCGCGACAGATTGCCCGTCCACCACTCGCCCGTGCGATAGTTCAGGACCACGTATTTATCGCAATCGTTGCTCGACCCTGACGGATAGAACCACCAGATTTCGCCAAACTGCGCATTTGGGACCGCGTGGACCTTGCTCTGCTGTGCCTCGCTGATGTCGTTGAACACATAGTCCGACACCGCGCAGGGCAGTGTCTCCACCGACCCGCCGCGATACATGAAGAAGCCGTTTTGCCCCATCCAGACCGCGCCGCCATCGACATCCGCGACCGCTTTGCGCGATACCGTCCCGCAGGACGACCCGACGCGCTCGAACCCATAAACAAACGGCGGGCCGACATAGTTTGCCACGAAAGCGTCATTGTCCGTCAGGATCAGTGTCTGCCCCCGCACCTGGACCGCGCCCATGATCTGCCCCGGCGTTTCCAGAACTTGACTGCCCGCCTCGTTGGTCGATGCTGGCGTCCAGGTTGTATTGTCCTCCCGGTCGCACCACTGCACCTTGCGCGGGTCAGCCCCGGCCCCCAGCGCCATCACGAAACGCTCTGCCGTGACAATCGCCGCCGCGCAATTGGTCGGCGCGGTCGACAGTGCCGCCGCTGGTGTCGCGACATCCAACTGCCACTCGTAAATCTTGCCGTCGGCGTTGGAACAGGCGATCAGGTATTCGCCCCATGTCGCCATCGACCACGTTGTCGCCTCGCCATAGTTGCCCGTGTCCGGTCGCGGATCGCCGAAATGGCCGGTCCCGAAGAAACTGCCGCCGAATCCGGTGTTGACCGATGCGTCCAGACTGCCGTCGACAAAGCCCGCCGGGGTGATGTCGCTCAAAACGCCCGCCGCCGACAACACAAACAGCTTCTCGTATGTCCCAAACGCCACCCAGCGGTCGCCGCTGTTGTCCTGCCACGCAATCGCGCCGCGCGGTGCAGACTCCACCGTACTGGTCACGCGCCGACGCCAGCCGCCTACGGGCTGCATCACGCCGTCATACCAGCGCACCAGCGACCCGTCGATCCACCGGCCTGTCGATTCCAGGTCTGTGCCGTTCCGGTGCATCCCAGGCGGCAATTGGAGCGACAGCATCAGCCCACCACGATTACAGAGATGTTTTCAAAATCGGTGTAGGCGGCTGTATTCGTCTGGCCTGTTGCAATCTTGACCGCGCTGGTAGACTTCACGTCGGGCGCGCCGCCGCTGTCGGTATAGAGCGTCACGAAGCCCAGCGGGTTGCTTGTGTTCGTGCTGCAACAGGTGCCGATCACGGCATAATTGGCGCTCGGCATATTTGTGTCAAAGCTGATTGTGTAGATGCCCGTGCCGTTGTCCGTAACCGACGCTACGTTGCCAGACCCGTTGACTGTGATGCCGCCGGTCCCGTCAAAGTTCACCCAAGCCCGCACACCAAAGATAGGCGCGCTGCCCGAGATATTCAGCTTGTCCTCGATCTTGTTGTCCAGCCGGGACGCCGAGATCGTCGATTGCGTCGAATCCGTGCCCGTGTTCCAAACAGTCTGATTGTTCTCGGCAGGCATGTCTGCGGGCTGGATTGATGTGTCAGCCAGCGCGCCCTGCGCCGCCGTGGCGAATGTGCTGGTGGCCTGCGTTGATGCAGACCCCAAGCCCAACTCGGTGCGCGCCACTGCCGCCGTGGTCGCCTTGAAAACAGCTGTCCCGGTGTTTGTGCCGCCCAGATTGCTCAACGCTGTGTCTGCGTCGTCCAGGTCGGACAGGTTCGACGTCTTGGCCAAGGCATCGTCTGCCGTGTCCTGCGCCGCCGCCGCCGCGTTTGCGTTGACCTTCATCTGACTGTCAATAGCGTCAGCATTGGCGTTCAGCTTGCCGCCCCATGTATTTTGGGACGCGCCAACTTCGACCTTAGTCAGGCCATAGTTTGTTGTTGTTGTATCAGCCATCCACAGTCACCCAGAAATATTCATCCGCCCAGACGTCCGCGTCATCCCACGCCCCCTGATTGCTCCAGTATCCACCCAGAATGAGCCAGCGCGCGCCGCCCCATGTGATTGTCGTTGTCGGATCGGTCATCGCAGCCTCAATGCAGCGCCAGAGTGCCGCGCCCGGTCAGATGCCAGTTGCAGCCCGTCGATTGCGTCCCGATACAGACCGCCCCAGACCATCAGCCGCTGGTCCTCGATCAGATAGGGCGCAGAATGGATCAACGACCCATAGAGATAGACGTCCGGGGCCTCGGTCAGAAGCCAGTTTGTCGGGCTTGCCGCACTCAGCGCCGGAATATCCGAGAAATAAACCAATTCTGTCTCATAGGTCGTATCTGGCGTCGGATATAGTTCGATGTCGCCGCCGGTAATTGTATAGAAGCACGGTTGGCCCGCCGCATCGCTCTTGGCCCGCATCCGCTCCAGTTCGCCCACGCTGGCAAGCTCCAACCTCCGATAGCCATAGATGTCGTAACGCTCGGTCTTCTGCCAGTCGTTCGGCAACGCCGTGTAGCGCGTCGATACTGTCCCCGACACCCGCTTGGACATGCGCCAATGACGTAGATTCCGGCTCACGCTGGCCTCACACATGGTGATCCAGTCAGGAATGACCGCCGCCAGATCGGAACGGTCCAGCACATTTCCGATTGCAGCCTGAATATCGTCGTAGTTTGCAAGCGTCATGCTATGCCCTTAAGATTTCGCCGAAGCAGCTTGCGCTTCATGCTGCTGCCCTGTCGACTGATAAAGTCCATCGCCATTTCGCCAAAGGCGTCAGCGCCGTGGCTCGACCAGTCGTGTTCCGGCCCCAGGCCAATGTTGCGGTTCGCATCGCGCCGCTCGTGATACCAAGCCAGCGCATCGCGCCCGCCCTGCGTTGTGTCCTTGTTGAACCGCGCGGATGGGAATGCCCGCCGCGCCGCCTCTACCCGCTGCATCGCCGCGCCCGCGCCGTGATTCGGCATGGTCTGCACATCGAAGCCAGCGCCCCTCAGAAAGCCCTGGGGCGTGATGTCGTAGACGGTATCGTGTCGCCTGCCATCATGAGGCAGGCGCATCAGGGCGTCACCGTAGCCGCTCTTGCGCAGCCACCCGACATGTTCGGAGAACTCTTGCCCCACCGCCTCGTAATAATTCAGCACCCGCAGTTCTGTCCCGACAATCTGGGCGATCCAGATCGCGGTCGCGTCGGACTTGCTCGACGTTCCGCCGATGTCCCAATAGGCGAAGACCGGCAACAGCGGATCACGCGCGACATTGCCAATCCGGCCCTCGCGCTCGGCCAACTCCAGCGCCGATGCGTAATAGGCCCCCTCAAAAACCCGTGCGTATTCGCCCTCCCAGATGTGCCCGTACTGATCCGGGTTGTTCTTGGAAGCGTCCTGGCGCTCTTGTTCAAGCACCTTCGGAAACCACGGATTATCCGACCAGTTCATCCGAACCACGGTCGCGTCAGTCGGCTTGTTAGGCCCCCTCAACATCAGGTCAACCGGATCGGTCGGAAATCGCGGGTTCCAGGAAAACCACAACTCCGACCCCTCGGCCCTCATTGTGGGTCGCAGCAACTCCAAGGAGCGCGCCGACATGGTTTGAGCCTCCTCGACCCATGCCCGCCCAAATCCCTCAAGGGACTTGATGCTGTCTGCCGTGTGATCCTGCATCCCCTGAAAGATTATGATGCCATCGCCCGGCGTCTCGATCACCTCGCGGTAGACCTTGAAACCCTGGCTTGCCAGCCCGAATGCCTCGATCTTGTCCTCGACCAGTCTTTTGGCCGATTCCTTCAGGCTTTTCTGCACCTCCCGGATGCAGACTGACCGCAGCCCCTTGATGCGCAGGTGATCCTCGGCCAGCAGATCGCCAAAGCCCTGGGATTTGCCTGATCCCCGACCGCCCCACGCGCCCTTGTATCTTGCCGGTTCGAGTAGCGGCGCAAACGCGCTGTTTGTCTCAATTATCAGCTTTGACAATACGGCGCTCGATCTGAGTAACCAGGAACTCCCCGTTTTCGCCCGGACCCTCAAACTTTGTGTGCGACAGTTTTGGAACGACGCGATCCAACAGGGACTCGATGCTCTTGATCTGTCCTGCTGTCAGAAACTCTTCATCGGAAAGGGCGTTTTTTTGCAGCCTGTTAATAAGCTGACTTGTCTGTATTTTTTTTCTCACCTCGTCCGGGTGAAACAGTTGCTTGCGCTTTGCCATGTGTGTGTCCGCGTCCGGGTTTCACGGGTGCGCGGCTCCTGTGTTATTGAGCGCCGATAAGGCTGCGTTGATCTTCGGATTGGGCCATAGCCTGCTGCACATCCATAGCGGACACGCCCATTGACGCCGCCAGCATTGCCGCATCGCCCGCGCTATCCAGAAGGCCCTCGTAGTTCATCAGGTCTTGCGATGAGTTTTGCGCCTCGATGATGTCTGCTCCGGGACTGATAAGCCCGCCCAGCTGCATCGCGGCGTTAACCTTTTGCGGGATGCCCGTAGGCCCCAGATATTTGTTTGCAGGACCGGCGACGTAATCACCCAAAAGGCCCTCAAGCCACGCGCGCCGTTGTTGGCCCGCCGCCTGCGAAAAGAAATCAGCCATGTGGGAATCCGTCTTGCTTCGGGCACATTCCGACCCGTCCTGTCAGGGCATCGGCTATTGCCTGTAGCCCCGGCTTTAGGTGGATACCTCGGCCACCGCGTGAGGTGTAGACCGCAGCTTGGTTTGGTCCGTTACACGCATCCGTTATGCGCTCATACCATATCTTGCGGTTGTGCGTCAATCCGGCCTCACCTTGTCCAATCCATCCGGCGCATCGCTGCCCTTGACCATCCCTAAATCCGTCATGATCTGCCAATAGACGCGCCCCGGTTCGCTGGCGGTCACGTCAACGATATGTCCTTCGAACAGCCCGCCTTGCAGTCGCGCCTTGTCGCCGGGATGCAGTCGCGCCAAGTCAGCCGCAGCGCGGGCCAGCCTATCCTCGGCGGCGGGTAGTCCCATCACATCGCGAATGACGCCGGGGGCCAGGACAATCGGCACGTTGCCGCGCGATATGACACCCGTGATAATGCCGCGCAGTTTCAGCACGTCCCAATGCGGGGCCTTGCTGAACTTGGCGTATACAATCTGCGTGACAGTCGCCGTGCGCCGCTTGTAGAGACGCCCTTTGACATTCCAGCGCCGCCACTTGCGCGGATAGATACACTGCACCCCACGCGCCCTCAGAGCGGCCCTTGCGGCCTGTTCCTTGCCGGGGCGCGTCAGCAGGGCATACCAAGCCGGATCGGGCAATGGTGCGCCCACAATACCGCGTGTATTGTCGAGCGGATAGATGCGGCCGGGTTCATACATCAACTTACGCCCGCCTTGCGCAACGTGTGCCCGCCGACCGCCTTGCGGATCTTGGCAAGCTGACCGGCAAACAGTTTCGCCTTTTCCAGATGCTCGGCCATCGCGTCGGCCTCGGCCTTGGCTTCATGCAGACGTTTGTTGACCGCCCTCATAAATTCATCCAGTTCCTCGGCCAGCGCATCCATTTCGACATTGCCGCCGTCAGGCCCATAAAAGTCCTCGCGGATTTCAGCGACCCAACCCGGCATGACGCCCAGAACATCCGCAATCGTCTGGTCCGTGTCGCCGCGCATGTATCGGCCTTCCTTGGTGTCGTAGCACTCGCCAACCATTGCGTTGATTTGGCGTTTTTGCTCAAGTGACGGCCTTTTGGGCGTGTCTTTTTTCGGATCGATCTTCACCACGTTTGTTACCTTTCTCGCCTCTGCGCATCCGGGGCAGTAATGTTTTTTGCGAACGACAGACCACCCCGACGCTGCCGCCTTACTGTTCAGTTGCCCGATGTCTGGCTCAGACTGATGCGGATTTACCTTGTGATAGCCGCAGACAAACGATTGCAGCATTGAGCATTCATCGCAGACCACATTTGCCTTGTTTACGCCCTTGCCTTGGATGCCCTCAATCATCAGCCGCCCCACATCGGAGGCTTCACCCCGGCCAAGTCATAGCCTTCCTTGGTCACGCGCCATGTTGTGATCCCGCTGCGCTTTTCCGGCGCGCGCTCCATCAGGCCCACGTTTGCCAAGTCGCCAATGGCGCGGCGGGCCACATCCCGGCTTACCTGGGCGCGGCGGGCCACTGTGTCGCATGTCACATCCAGCATCCGCACCGATTGCGTCACAGCCGCAGACAGGGCCGCAACAATGTCATCGCGGCTTGCCATGTATCTGTTCACTCGCGCTCGGTATTCGTCCAAATCATGCGCGTCCATTGCGAAGCCTCCATGTGTCGATGGGCTGGCCGTGAACGCTGATTGAATCGCGCACCAGTTCGTCGCCCATGTTGCGCCCGATGGTCCTTGTTTGCGTATTCGAAAGGCCCATTTGCCGCGCGATTTCAGAATTTGTTCGTTCGCGGCCATTTTTCAGAATGTCCCGCATTTGGTCAAAGCGCCGGTTCGGGGGCTGGTTCCTGCACTCGTCGGCGGGGGCGAGAGTGTTCTTCAAATCCCTTATCCACGCCTCGCGCAGTTCGTCCTGGTCCCACTTGTCGAATTTCAGTGGACGGCCACGAAAATCAATCGGCATTGCGAAGCCTCCATGTTGCCAATTCCGTTTTATCAACGCTGACCGAATCCCGCCTCACTTGGTTGCCCATGCCATTCATCAGCCGCCGGGTGTGCCCTTTTGAGCATTCCAGCCGATCCATCAGTTCTTCGATGGTGCGCTCCCTGCCATCCGACATGATGCGCCGCACCTGTCGCCACCTCTGGTGCGCGTTTTTGCGGTCCAATTCGTCGGCCTCGACTTCGGACTGGTCCGGTTCCTCTGTGAACAATGACGCCGCCCACGCCTCGCGCAATGCGTCTTGGTCCCAACTGTCAAACTTCATATCGTCACCTCCATAAATCACTTTCAAAACCCCGGCGCAGCGCAGCCATGCCACCACCGACCGGGCATCACCGACGCTGCAAACGCCCGTTGCCGCCATATCCTCAACGCCCAGGCCATCGCGCAGGGCTGCGACAACGGCAGGCATCATGTCGCGCCGCCGAATTTGCGCGGGCGAAATCCAGCCGCTTCAAGGATTGCGTCACCGTCGCCCGCTTTCGGTGTGGGGCGCGCCCTTGGCGGTTCAGGATGGTGGCGGCGGTTCGCTTCAACAAACCGTTTTCGCGCGGCTTGGATAGCGGCCCGAATATGCCCCTCGTTCGGCATCCGGCTTGGGTTATCCAGCACCACCGAACGGCAAGCGCCTTGAACCTCGGCCAGCGGGTAATCTTGCAGCGCGTTCATCCAATCCGTCACCATCCGGTCATGCGCCGGGGTTCCCCGGTCGCGTTCCCACCCGAAACGGTCCATCTTCTTCGCCAGCACTTCCAACTCAAACCCCACCAGCGCGCGATGCTGTGCCAATTCCTGCGAGCCTAGCGATTTGCTCAAGGGCAGGGTCAGCCCGGTTCGCTGGTCCTTGGGGTGTTCCGCTTGCGTTGTTGCGATTTCCATCTGTCGTGCCCTTTGCTTTGAAATACCAATCCGCTTGCACCGAAACCCACCCGCGTTCTTCAGCCATGCCGAGCGCGTCGTCAGTGTCGCCGCCTGCATCGAATATCTTTTGGAGTTGCGCCGCCTGCCGCTTTGCCGCCGTAGCAGTCAGCGCCCCGCCCTTTCGCTTGCGTCGATATGCAATGAAACTGGACACCGCGTCGGGGCTTGCCCAAGCTTCCAAATGCGAACGCACCACGTCGCGCTCTTTTATCTCTGACGGTTCTATGATGGTTCTTGATGGTTCGGGTGCATCTCCTGCGGGGTTTATTGCAGTCATCTGCGGGGTTTCTGCACTCATATGCGGGGGTGCATCTCCTGCGGGGTGCATCTCCTGCGGGGTTTTAACCCGATAAAGGTTGCAGTTTTTACGCCCGCCACCGGCTTCTATTTCAAGCCAACCGTCTGCTTTCAGGCGCCGCAAAACCGTCTGGATTCCGCGTTTCGACATGCAGGTCTTTCGCATTACCACGGCGATGCTCGGCCAGCATTCACCATCATCATTTGCATAGTCTGCCAGCGCCAAAAGCACGAACCTATCTGACTGCTTTTCCGGCCCGCCATTCCAAATCTGCGACATGATTTTGATGCTCATTTGACCGCATCCTTAATCCTGAAAACCACTTTTCCCGGCTTTCCCGATCCGGCCCAGACTGTCGGGTAATCCACCCGAAACGCCCTGTCGTCGCAGCCCATCGCATCGGCAATACCGTCCAGATAGGGCTTGAGCGCAATCGGGATGTTATGCGGGTCGCCGCGCAGTGTCGGCGGGTAGCATTCAACGAAAATCAGCGCGTCTGGCATTGTCTCGATGCGCGGGGCCTCCATAGCCACCGCCCAAGCATGGTTGCGGGCATCCTTCGTGGCGCGCGCCTTAACGGCCCAATGGGCGCGGGAATTGCTGTGAAGCGCCTCGGCGGGCCAGGGCAGGGTCAGGGTCTTGTCAGTCATTGCCGCGCCTCCATTGCAGCCAGCCGCGCTGTGACTGCCACCAGACGCCGAAATATGAGCGCCGTGGACTGGTGCGCCTTGGCCTTATCGTTGGTGCCTACGGGCTGCATCCCGGCGCGGTTTTGCTTTACCGCCTTTGCCGCAATAAAATTTCTGTATTCTTGAATAGTCATGATGTTCTTTCAAAAAGCCCCCGACGCCGAAACGCCGGGGAAGTTGGAGGAGAACCGGGGGGCTTCAACAGCGAACGCCGCCCCCCAAATTGGCGCAACCCAGGCACAAGAGGAGAAAAGCCCGTCGCTGTGAATGTGTTGCCGGGTCTGGCCCCGGCTGGCCCCGCGTTGCTGCCCTTGCGTGAATCAATCCCAACACCCGTCCGCCACGCGCGCAGGACAGCCAAACCGGCACGGCAACCGGCTCGAAAGGTGCGGGGGGTGTGTCTCATTGCTTCGATCCTGGCGGGTTATCGTCCATCCAGTCAAGAAGCCTTTTCGCGTAGACCTCGTGAAAATATCCGGTGTGCAGCCGCTCGTAAAACTTGCGGTTTTGCATCGCATATTGGCAAATTGTCGTTGGCTTCAACCCGCTTCGGGCCGAATATTTTTCAATCGCTTTGATTGTCTGCAATCTGGTCATTCTGAAACACCTAGATTGCTATCTATTCGCTGTCAAGCTCATTTCTTTTGTTGACATTAGACGAGGCTCTAGTATGTTGGCGACACAAACCAAAAAGAGGACCAGAGACAATGACACACCATATTTTCGGCGGCAACCACGGCCACTATCAAATCACCCAAGGCAACACGGTCACGCCCGTCGCATTCGTGCGGCGCAACCAAACCGGCGGCGGATACACGGTCCAAACCGCCGACAAATCCAAGTCAATGCAAATTCGCAGCCTGCCCGCAACCGAAACAGCCGACCAGCAAGCCGCGCAAATCATGCGCGATCTGCACAACGCATAAGGAGAACAGAGCCATGAAACTGACAAGCCTGACCATCCAGCCCAGCCGCTCATACAGCCCAGTCAGCGCGGACAACCCGCTCAAGGCCGTTGTGCGTCTGTCCAGCAAAGACAGCACCGTTGAATGCGTTCTGTCGCATGACTCAATGGTCAAAATGCTGGAACTGTGCGCCGACGAAATCGCCTTGCAGGCCGCAAATCGCGTGTCCGAGTTTTGCGATGCGGTCATGGCAATTGACCACCCCGAACGGGCC